TATAGACGCTGTAATCAACGATCTGCGGTTCAGTCATTGCCTGTCCTTTTGTCGGTACTCCGACCCTAGAACATAGATCAAGCCTTGGGTGGGATTTCCCCGAACACCTTTAGAAATGCGGCTTTTACGAACATCACCGAGTCGGCAGCTTGTGGTGTGATCTCAATGTGGAACCAGTCGCCCCCAGGGCTACCTGACACCGTTGGCTTGCTGTATTTTTTCCAAGCCTGACGATCGCAACGCCATGCGCGCCCGTACGGTGCAGGGAAATAATCAATAACCATTTCAATGCCCAGATCGTTGGCATGCGCGCACAACAATTCAACAAACGGCAATGCTGCTTTGCGTGATGCGTTTGGATGACGTTCACCGCCTCGATACGACAAGTCAACCGCGCGACCTGTGGCATGCACAGACATTGTGCCAGGCTTAGAACGCACATCGCGTACACCCCAACTGCCGTTATTCCACATTGCATTGTTTGAGTGGTGCAGTACTTGCTTAATAAATTCGTTCATGCCGGCACGTGGCCCAGCGGATGCGCCGTCGCTGTTGCCTGTGTATGGCCGTGCGTTGAAATTAATTTTCGCTGTTGCCACGCCCAAACGCCAAATCTTTAGGGTTTACGTATCGAATGAGTACTGGTACAAGCGCGGCTAATGCGGCTTTGCCTAGGTCGGCTGGGTCGGTGTTGCCGGTTGAATAGACGGCGAGAACGGCTGCGATGATTGAACGACCGTAGGACGCTAATAATGCTTTGTCTTTAGTCTTCATCGTCTTTGCCTTTCGTTTTGTTTTTTAATCCGTTGGATGCAAGTAAGCCTATAAGACCGCCAGAGAGTGTCATCAGCATTGGGTTAAGCACCGAGAATGCTTCTGCATCGTTTGGGGCTTGCTCGAGTGGCTGGGTCACAAATAGCAAGCCGTAAAGCAATGTGAAAATTGAGCCCACAAATGCAAGCGTCAGGCCAATGCCTACGATAAGGATTAGGCGCGCTTTGATTTCCTCGTTGGTGTATTTAGGCACAGCGCCCCGTCCCAATCTGTATGTCGCTTGTCATGGTTACAGCTTTAGATCCTGCGCGAACACAATTCACGCGCTCACGATCAGCACAGCCAGAGCATCCCCACACAACGACAGCAATGAGCATGCCGCAGCCAACGAGGTAACGCCATCGCATTATGGATAAGGCGTAGGCGGTGGTGGTGGTGGAATGACACAAGCGCCATCAACCACGTCACAACCTATGATGCAAGGGTTTTCTGGTGTGTATTCAATCCATTCACCCGGCTGTTCAGCAATCCAAGCGGCATCTGCTTCAACCACATTAACTACAACGTCATTTTCTACTTGTGCATATGTTGACATGATTCTTAAACCTCAAATTCGATGTTGACAAATCCTGAACCGCCTGCTGAACCGTTCGTGCCTGCTGTTCCACCTGCACCGACGGTTACGGTAATGCTTGCACCTGGTGTAACCGCTGCGCCAACATAAGCCCTAATTCCGTCTGATGTGTCTGCAAGTGCGTTCATTACGCTGGTGTTTGCTTGCACATTCGCGCCAACTCCGCTATTTGCCAAACCAGGCATTGATGAGGTAGCAATCATTGTTCCAACCATGTTGATCGCGTAACCGCCAGCAGCGGACTGTGTGCCACCAGCAAACGCAACCGATGAAGTTCCACCAGCACCGCTAGACGATGTGCCTACGCCACCGCCACCCCCAACAATGGTTGCGCGCGCATAAGTTACGCCCGCTGGAACTGTCCAAGTTCCGCTCGCCGTAAATCTTTCCACATTGGTGGTTGCTCCCACGTTTGACCATGCGCTTCCCGTATAGACCTGAAGTTTTCCTGTGCTTTCAAGATAACAAAACTGACCTTGAGCAAGCGTCTTTTCGCCTGTGCCACCAAAAGCCGCGTCTCGAGTGGTGGTGGTCGCAAATACGGGAATTCCGCTATTGGTGATGTTCAAATCGGCAGCGGTCAATACTTCGCCCGCCACGTACACCGGAACTGTTGTAACTGCGTTTGCTCCCATAAGTACTCCTTATCCTAAAACATTGAGCGCATCAAGTACGCCATATGTCGCGTTGTCCAATATTAATTCATAGACGATCGTGGTCGGCGCGGTTGAGTACAGCACACGGTGGCCTGTAGAAAAGTCAAGGTAATGCTCGATGCCCTCAACAGACAGCTCTTGCTCTAGTTGGGTTGTGCCAGTACCGCTAGGGAATGTCTTTTCTACGCTAATGGTGTCGCCAATGTCCACGGTTGCCAGAGTGTCTTTTTGTGCTGTGGTCAGCATCAGGAACTTGGTTGCCACGGATGTGTAGCGCGGTTCGGGTTCTGGGTTAAGCAGGTAGGACGCTGCGGTGTCAATTTCTCCCTGCACGTGTAGCAGGCTGTTTGTAATGCTTGATGTCTGAATAAAATATGTGGCAATAGAACCTGCATCGGTTGCTGTAGCGGTTTTGCCGTCTAGGGCAGTAAGCACCGATCTGTTAATTACGGAATCAGCTTCAAACGAAATGCCCACGCCATCAAACTTGTACCCTGTGCCGTCATCATAAAAATCGGCTACAGGCGCGCTCAACGTGTTACCGATACGGTCTTGGAATGTAAACACGCCAGCCCTTGACATAAACACACGCCCAAACTCGGCAGTCTCGTTTATTTGGGTTATGTATTGCAACACGTTTGTTCCCGCCGGCACGGTGTAGGCAGAGTCGTGGCCAAGGTTGACGGTGCCTGTAGCAATGTCACGCGATGCAATCGGGAAATCTACTTCTGGTAGGTCTAGGACGGTTTCTATGCGTTCGCCTGATGTTTCGGCGGTGACGTTTAGTTCGTTTAGGTAGGTTTGCGCGAGCAGGTAGAACTGGTCAGCGCAATACACGGTCACGGTATCTAAACCGCCAAGCGCAAAGTTGTAGTCATAGTTGACGACATAACCGCTAAACAATGATTCGGGCACGTCGGTGTTGCTGTAACGGATGAGCTGCACAGCGCGCAATGGGGCAAGCCCAGGCTTTGATTGCGGCGTGTCGTAATAAGGGCTGTTTTGGTCAAACGGGTTGAATATGCCGTCCACGTCTTGGATAGTGAATGTCATGGTGCCAGCGCTGAACTGATCGCCCACGTCACGGCGACCGCGGCGCACGTTAATGCTGATAGTCGAGTCCATGACATCGGCAAACTCGGTCGTGCCGTCAAGCACATATTCGGTATTATCAAGTACGCCCTTGAGCGCATCATCTAACACAAATGCGTCAACCTGAAACCCTGTTGCGATCTTGAGGTCATAGTTGCCAGAGTCAACGACTGCTACGCCTGGCATTACGCCACCTGTAACTGCAACGGCCCAGCGCTACGCGAATAGGCGCGCAAAGCGTTAACGACCGACTCACCGATTTCGGCGCTGGTAGCAAGTCCGCCTGTGACGTTTATCGTTATTCCGCCACCAGTTTGTAAACGGTCTAATGGCACTACGGCTTCTGGGCCTGCTTCGCCAATTAGCGCAAGAGTAGGGGAGCTGACAATTCCACCCTCGGCCATGCGTGGCAAACCCATGCGTCCTGCTGCTGGTCTTGCAGGTGTTTCTCCCAATGACGGCAAATTAACATGTTGAATCGTTTTGATGTCTGGCGCAATTGGGATGGCGTTGTAAGCGCGAATGATGCCGTTGACCATCATGATTGCACCGTTGACGACCGACTCGAATGCGCCGAGTATGCCGTTGATGATTGCGTTGACGCCAGTCTTGAACCAGTCAAACTTGTTGTACGCGACGACTAGCGCGGCGACCAGTAGCGCAACGCCTGCAGCGATCAGGGCAAACGGGTTGAGCGCCATGGCAATGTTTGTGGCAACAATTGCAGCTGCGACCAAACCGATTGCGCCAGCGATAGCCAAGAATGCTTGCGGGTTGTCTTGGGCCCATGCAGCGAACTTGTTGAGCACAGGCAGGACGGCTTCAAGCACGGGCAACAGCGCTGCACCGATTGACTCTTTGGTTTCGCCAATTGAGTTTTTAAGAATCTTCATTTTGCCTGCAGCGGTTTCGGCGCTGGTTGCTGTAGCACCGCCAAAGGTTCCACCAAGCACGTCCATGACTTCGTTCAGGCTTGCGCCTTCTTTGATCATGGTTGACATCTCTGGGCTTAATGATCGAAGCGCCTTAAAGTTGCCCTGGTATGCCTTGGCGAGCGCGTCGGCGACGCTGGCAGAATCCATGCCGGTGGCCGTGCTGATGTCCATGACAAGATTCATGTCGTTCATGGCAATGCCAACATCTTTGGTACCGCGCACAAGCGCTTCTAATGCCTTGCGATATTCGGTATCGGCAACGCCAGATGCTCGACTCATTGCGCTGATCTGCTTCTCAACCTGCGCGGTCTGTGCAGCGCCAGCGCCAGTCACATTTTGCAAAGTAAGCGCTAACGCGGCCTGCTCTTGCTGGTCTTCCATTGCAGCGCGTGTGGCATCGCCTAGGGCAACAGCCAAACCGCCGAGCGCGGCAGCTGCAGGGATTGCCGCCTTCTTGATCGCAAACTGTGCCTTTTCGCCGACAGTCTCAAGTTGCTGAAATTGCTTGACAGCCTTCTTTACCCCTGTGCCGTCAAACTCGCTGATGATCGGGATATTGATTGCCATTATGCAGTCTCTCTACTCGCTTCGTCCATGACGCGCTTCACCAACTGCTCCATTTCGGACATGACATCGTTTTGGCGTTGCTCGTACGCTTTCCACATTACTCGCGAACGACTGCCATAACGTGCAGTTAAAGCGCGACCTAATGGCCCTTCCATTGACGTATCAAACATGGTGCCAGTAGCGCCCTGCCATTGAATCGCAAACGTGCCCACATTTGACTTGTTTCCGCCGTATTCCTTGATGTTTCGAGTGTTGATTTTGGCAGCAATCTTTTGTTTCATGCCTGGTATCCAAGGCAACATTTTGAACCCTGATCGAGTGCTCCAATTGCGCGCCATTCCAGATAACGGGACATTTGAGGGCACAAGTTTGTTTGCATCGTCAATAACAGGCTGAACGATCTTTTTGTAATCTTTGGTGATTTCACGGCGCAAAGATTTGTCAATTTTGTTAAGCGTCTTTAAGGCTTCTTTAAGCCCGACGACCTCAATCTTTGCTGATACTTCCGCCACGTTATCTCCGTTTTTTGTTTGCCTCGTTAAGCACTTTAATGACCGTTGTCAAGTCCCGTGAGTCAAACGCAATGTCGCTAGGCCACCAACCGACCGCGACCAGTACTTCTGCTAGTTGGCGGCGGTAGGTGCCGCGTCCGTAGGGTTTGGGTCTGTCTCGTCCAGTACCGGCAGAATGTCGATGTCAGGGTTTTTGCTTAGCCATTCTCGCCAGTTGTCACCAACCTGTTCGCCTTTAATCTTCAAGATTGTGTGCATCCAGCAGGCGTAATCCGAGTACAACGGGTTTGCGGAGAGCTGTTGAATGTTGCGACGTTCAAGCCGTTCCCATTCCGTAACCACAAACAGGTTGGTGTAGTAATACTCTGGGGCGCTGTCAGGGGTGCGCTTTAACTGCAACTTGATCTTCATGTATCTCCTATGTCGGCTTGGAGCCGTTGATTATGCGGTTGTATCAACCGAGTACGTGCCGCCTTGGAGCTCGATCTCGTAAACACTAAGCTCACCCAAGGACGCGTTCACGACAGGCAGGCTAGAAAAATAGGCCCCTTCCAAAATGAACCCTGGATTCGTTGCCGAATCAGCACCGCTACCTGCTC